TTCCGCAGCAGAAGCAGGACAAGGCACAGAGGCAATAGCGATAGCGGTCAATTTTTCTTTAAGTGACGCATCAACTGCCTCTGATTCGCTTACGGTTCTAAAAGAGATTCTTCTGAGCATATCTGACTCCGCATCAGCGACAGATGCGCTTGGAATATCCGCAACTGTGGCAGCAGCGGATTCAGCACAGGGATCGGACATACCGGCCATATCGGTTAATATTTCGCTTGCCGATATAGGAAGTGGAACAGAAACAATTTCGACGCTTATTGAGCTTTTCAAGGTTGTATCTGATACGGCCTCGGCAAGTGACATAATCGGCCCTATATCAGTAAGCCTTACAGTAAATGATTCAGGCTCCGGAATTGATTTATTGTCTGCCCTGTCCGTTATCGCTCAAGTGACAGACTATGCATCCGGACAAGAAGTCGTTATTCGCATTATTGGTGAAGAGTCGAAGATAATAACGATTACCTTCACGGGTAAAAAACCGTCGATGCGGTTTACGGGAAAGCAGCCGGAGATAATGATCTCCGGAAAAACAGCAAAAATAACTTTTCGAGGAGGATTATCATGATTAGAAATTTCCTGAGGCGGTTAAAAAAAGCGGGGATCGTAAAGGACATCATTATTCATGATGCAAAATGGACGATCCGCAGATATGCGGACGATCAGGCATTCAAAGACAACATGCCGTTTTCCATATCCGAGATTCCGGATAATATTTTGCTCAATGAAGGAATCGGAGAGTTTTTACTTCTGCTCACAGGCGGAGCAGCAACTGCGTTCTCGAACGCGAACTCCTATCTGGGCGTCGGAGATTCAAACACAGCGGAAGCAGCAACGCAAACTGATTTACAGGCGGCGACGAACAAACTATATAAAGCCGTATCCGCATCATACCCGTCTATATCAAATCAGACCGCGACCTGGAGGGCGGCCTTCGGTGGATCTGAGGCAAACTTCGCCTGGAATGAATTCACCGTGGCGAATGCCAGCAGCGGCAGTGGAAAAAATCTAAACCGAAAGGTTTCGGCACAGGGCACCAAGACCAGCGGCCAGACCTGGACCCTCGACCTTTCCATCACCTGGAGCTGATTATGGATACAGTAAATGAACGAGACAGCTATTTCTTTGATGCTGCATTCAAAGATGAAGAGAAAGCGGATGTCACTCCGAGCAGCGGCTCCTGGAGAATAGACAGTATCGCTTCTGACGGGACTGAAACTGAAATAAAATCTGACACCCCGTTCACGCCGACCGGAGCGACATTCAAATTCGAGGTCAGCCCGAATGAGAACAGGATTCTCAATACCTCGAACAGAACGGAAAAGCGACGCGCTACGGTCACTATGGTTTATGGAACAAACAAGCAGAAGAGCGAAGAGTTTTTCTGGCTCGTTAAAAACCTTTCAAAAATAGTTTAAGGAGTGCGTGATGAAAAAAGGACTATGGGTCTCGCCGACCGAGTTTCGCAATTTCGCTGCGGTCGATACAACGCGATCATTATCCGATGAGATTGCCACCCGGCAGCGCAGCATAGATTTTTACAGCCTGGGAATGTATCTGCCGAATCCCGACCCGGTGCTTAAGAAAATGGGAAAGGACATCACAGTCTACAAGGAGCTGCTCGGCGATGCGCATGTCCAGGGATGCGTCACTTCACGCAAGGCAGGAGTAAAAAAGCTTCTCTGGGAGATCGACCGTGGGAAGGCAAAAAGCCGCCAGGCGAAGTTCATATCGGACGCACTGAAGGACATCGATGTTGATCAGGTAATCGGAGAGATCCTGAATGCCCCGCTCTATGGATACCAGGTGCTCGAAGTGCTCTGGACCGTTGGAGAAAACTCGATCGTTCCAAACGGGATTATTGGAAAACCTCAGCAGTGGTTTGTCTTTTCCGATACGAACGAACTGCGATTCCGGACAAAGGCCAATTATGTAAATGGCGAACCGCTCCCGGATAAAAAATTTCTCCTGGCTCGGCATGATGCCTCATACGAGAATCCGTATGGTTTCCCGGTTCTCTCCTGCTGCTTCTGGCCGGTGACCTTCAGAAAAGGCGGCTTCAAATTCTGGGTCACGTTTACTGAAAAATTCGGCATGCCGTTCATAATAGGTAAGCTTCCACGCGGAACGGATGATACAGAAAAAAATAACCTGGCCGACATGCTTGAAAGAATGATTCAGGACGCCATCGCCGTGGTGCCTGACGATGCGAGTATAGAGATCCCGGAAATGAAGCATGCGGCCTCACCGGATATTTACGGCAAGCTGATCGATACGTGCAAGAGCGAGATCTCGATCGCGGTCCTCGGTCAGAACCTTACCACTGAAGTCAAGGGCGGATCCTATGCAGCCACACAAGGCCACATGGAAGTCCGGGCCGACATCGTTGATGGTGACAGGAAAATTCCAGAACGGGGAATGAATACCCTGATTAAATGGATCGCGGAATATAATTTTTCTGAGCGCGTGGAGCTTCCCGTATTTACCATGTACAAAGAGGAAGACGTTGACATTGACCAGGCCACGCGGGACAAGACGCTTTCTGATACCGGCCAGGTGAGATACACCAAAAAATATTTCATGCGGACATACGGTTTTGAAGAAGGAGATATCGACGTGGTGGATCCGCAGCCGACCACGCCCTTTCTTCCCTCACAAGCGAAAAACTTCTCCGCTCCGCAAATAAAAATCTTTCCGGACCAGCTTGCAATTGACGATGCAGTAAACAGTCTGGATCCTGCGGCCCTGCAAAAACAAATGGAGGGAATTTTAAAGCCGGTAATAGATCTGATAAACAAAGGGTCGAGCCATGAAGAAATAATGGCGCAGCTTGTTTCTGCATATCCAGACATGAATACAGACGCTCTGGAACTAATGCTGGCCCGTGCAATATTTGTTTGCGAAGTATGGGGTCGGCTCACAGCGGGATCTAAATAATCATGTCCGACGACGTAAATCTCACAGACTTGTTCAATCTCCCTCCTGAATCGGCCATCGCCTATTTCAAAAGCAAGGGGTATGCATTCTCCTGGAATTGGCAGGATATCTGGCAGGAAGCCCATGCAAAAGCATTCACCGTGGCAAAGGCGATGCGCATGGATGTCTTGCAAACAATCCGCGATGAAGTCCAGCAGGCGCTCAACACAGGAATGACGCTGCGTGATTTTCAAAAAGATCTCACACCGAAACTGCAATCACTTGGATGGTGGGGCAGAAAAATGGTCGGCGATGAAGCAGGCGGGCAGGAGGTACAGCTCGGCTCTCCTTGGAGGCTCAGCACAATTTATCGCACAAATATGCAGACCAGTTATATGGCTGGCCGGTATGCGGATTTCATGGAGAATGTCGACGACCGTCCATACTGGCAATACGTCGCAGTAATGGACAGCAAAACACGTCCTGCACATCGAGCAATGAATGGGCTGATATTTGCCTACGATGACCCGTTCTGGGACACGCACTATCCTCCGAATGATTGGAACTGTCGCTGCAGGGTGCGTGCTCTTTCCCAGGATAATATCGATGAACGCGGACTTCGCGTGTCGACCGGAGAAGGAAATCTTTCAACCGAGCAGGTCCTTGTATCCAGGACTACTGGAGAAATGGCTGAAGTAACCGTCTACGCGGATCCGCGCACAGGCGCAAAGATGGCTCCAGGAGCAGGATGGAACTATAATCCCGGCAAGGCCGCCTGGCAACCGGATCTCGATAAATATGATTATGATGTCGCCAAAAACTACATAATAGGCGGTTTGACCGGGCCGGACTTTATCCGTTTTTTTGAGGGAAGGACTGGCGGAAATTATCCTGTTGCGGTGCTTGACGATCAGGAAAAATCCGTGCTCGGAACAGACAGTCAAACAGTGCTTCTTTCGTCCGAAACACTCGACGCTCATAGTAAGCATAATATGACATTAACGGATTATCAAAAGTTGCCTGAGATAATTTCCAACGGCGAAGTATATCGGCAGGGCGATTTGAGATTGATATATCTGTGGGATGACGGCGTTCTCTATCGTACTGCAGTAAAAACCACGGCAGCACGAAAAGAAAACTATTTAACTACGTTTTTTAAAACAAATGAAAAGGATGCTGACCGGCAGTTAAGGAATAGGCTGGAAAGATTACGGTAGCAAGGGCGAGGATGGCAACCCTCATTTGCTCATCATTCCTAAAAAAAGGAATGGCAAAGTCAGCCAAACCCCTTGCTATTTATTAATATACTACAATAATGCATTGGAGTCAAGGTAAGTATGGACACAGTCTTTATTCGAATAGACGACAAAGAGGTATTGAGACTCCTGGACCAGCTCATTGAACGCGGGGACGATCTTGCACCTGTTATGAGGCAAGTATCCGGCATTATGCATGATGCCGTGGAGGAAAATTTCGAGAAGGAAGGCCGACCGCGCTGGCCAGCGCTCGCCGAATCCACAATCATACAGCGTGAAAAAAAAGGATACTGGCCCGGAAAGATACTGCAGCGCACCGGAACGCTCGCCTCATCATATCATAGGAGCTATAGCAAGTTCCGGGCTGTAGTCGGCACGAATTTGAAGTATGCACGCATTCAGGAACTCGGAGGAGAGGCTGGGCGCGGACATAAGGTAACTATAAAATCCAGACCGGTGCTCGTTTTGCCGGGAAGCAGCCTTGATGAGATAAAACAGAAAATCGCGGATTATATTCAGAAGGGGAAAATTGAATAGCTATGATTTTTGCTTCTGCATTTCGGTAATAAAATCCTGCCTTATTGACTTCAGAAAAACATCATCATGCTTTCTCTTTTGCAAATCCGACCAGTTTATTTTATACTTCCTCATCACGGAATAGAGTGCCGTGAATACTTCTTTCCCAAAGCTGGGCATATATCCATTTAATGGATCCTGAATGGCATCCATAACCATGGACGCGACGTTTTCAAGCTTTGATGTTTCCTTTTGCTTTTGAACAGACAACTCATCCTCCCACCGGCGACCGCGAAGCCAGCTCGCGGGATACGGCACATACGTCATGCCGTCCTTGCTCCAGGTCGGCTGCTTAAAATGAACAGGCACTGCGGCAAATATAGCCGGATAATCCTTGATATCGATCTGCATCCAGGCTTTCATCGCATCGGCCTTCGCCACTCGTTTTTGCCACAGCGTCCAGAATGTTATGAAACCCTGTTCCTGCTCTTTTGTCATTTTCATTTGGCTGCCTCGAATAATTTGCATTGCCGTGGATCGGATTTTATGTCTTCATTGAGCGCTTCGTAAACGAACTTCTCGCTGACCCTCAACTTTGCGGCCAGCACCTTAATACATGATGACGGTTCGTTGGCATCGAAGTTCTGGCGTATATACCGTTTGCGGAGTTCATTTAAAGGCTTCTCGGAAATATACAGGTTTGTGCTCATGTGGTTTTTCCAGAGGTAAATCAGCACTTCGAGGCCGGACAGCTCGTATATTAGCCTGGCCGAAATATCATCCACCTCTCTGGATCCTGAAGTGCGCAGCACTTCATCCACATCTCTTTGCTTCATATCACCAATCCATGAGAGCCAGACGCGGTCCTCGTCACCGGGCATATCAATCAGTGGAGGAATAGGCCAGGGAGTTTTAAGCGTACCAGATTTGCTCATGGTTCTTTTCCTCCTTCAAAAATTTGATGCTCTCGTTGTTTTTTTTCAGGTGCGCCTTCATCTTAGTAAAAGATGTCCAATAGGGCCAGTATAAGATAATGAATTTTTCACTGCTATCATTAAGTAAATGTAATTCTTTATAGATACGCTTCATTTTCTTTCTCTCCTTGGGAGAGTAAAGATATACCCGATGGGGACTCCAGAATCGCTTTGCTTCCTCGGAGCCATTTATTTTATTGAATTCTATCGTGTCATTCACAAAAACGACGATGGCTTGCTTAAAACGTGATATAGACCGCACTACAAGACTAATCTTATAACCATCAATAAGAAGATCGACAAATCCAAAATGTGAACTTAGCTTTTTGTCAATTTCATTCCATTGTTCTTTGGTCAGTTTGCTCATATCAGCTTCCTTCCACAGCCACAGCAATATTGAATTCTCACATCTACTCGTTCAACTATATCCTTTTGCTTGGTATAGAGATAAGTCATCGTCACTAATCCTCGATTAATCATTTGCCTGGCGGCCTTGCAGCAGATCTGCTCTTCAGAATGTCGGAATGCATCCCACAAATTTTTACTCTCCGCATCAATAGAGCGGGAAGCGGCGATATCCTTGCGCAGTTTCCGGCTAAATAGTTCCATGGATAGCCTCCTCAAACTCATAGCCGCACAAATCGCAAAAGGTCAATATAAATCCATCTTCAAAATGAGGAATGGCCCTTATGTCGGATCCACAGTATGGGCATTCTCCTGGTTGATCAAGATAATCCAGGCGGCGTTCTATTTCCTTTTTCAGAGCGATGTGATGCGTATTACCGAATTCAAGTTTCTGCGGCAGTTCTAATCCAGCAATTTTCATGGTCTACTCCTGTTCGTCTTCAATCGACGGACGTTATCATAACGGTAATATTCATATGGATCGTAAGAGTACTCTCCGGTAGGATGATGTATACAGTCAAACTCAGAACAATCATCACAGGCAGCACTCATAGGATTGCTAACACCATCCCAATACTCCAACTCTTCTGCGGTATGTGGACATCCCATATCTTTCTCCTTTACTGGGGGTCACGATCTATCTGATGCCGGTTTTGAAAGTGCCCATGAACGCCCCATAAGGCGAACCAGTAAATAATTCAGAACTCGCCACTGTTGGTCGAACGTGAGTCGTTTCAGCATGAGCGTGCAAACACTAATAGTATTTAATTCTTCATCGAAATCTTCCTTGACCATTACTCGTAGTTTTTCCTTCATTCACCTGCTCCTTTCAGGAAATTCAAGTTTAGCCTGGCCGAATACATCTTCAATGCTGCTCTGCTGTAGCCTGGCAGCTCGCAGCAAGATAGATATTCCCCGATGTCTAAGGCTGCGTGTGGCCGCAGCGATCTCTTCAGGATTCGCCGGGACGTAATACCCTTTCGAGCATGAAGCAATCAGATATCCATGGTGGTTGACCAGGTGAGAAATAATTGCGCGGAGAGTGTCGTATTCGATGCGGGCAATATAGGCAAGATGATTGCCCAGAATGGAATTTTCTTTTCCGGTTCTATTGGAGATGGCGGACCAGACGCGCCTTTCTTCATCCGTGAGGAAAGGGGCTTTTCGCGTAGAAAAATCTATCTCGATCTGCTGTCTCGTGTTTTGCATCATCCGGCCTTATGTATCTCCGCAAGCTTTTGTTCTGCGGGTATTGCTATGTAATCTCCGTTCTCGTCTTTTTTGCCGACCCGTTTAAGACATTCATCACAGCACCAGGAGAGTGGGCCGTATATGGTCTCGGCCCACCATTTTGCCTCCCGGTTCTTTGCGTCCCATTCACACCTCATGGCCTGCAGTGCTTTCCGTCCGGAGCCAGCGGATCCAAAAGATTACTGGCCAGAAAGTCCGCAAAGGATTTTCTCCAGCTATTGAGCCAATACAAAAGCAAAATCATCTTGAACCATTGTTCAGTGGTCTCCGGCCTTTTCGGCCACTCGGTGTGGTAGATATACCGTTCAAGCCGTTGAGTAGCCAGCCATTCATTATTGAATTTCGACTTAAAGCATGCCCAGGTAAATTGCCAGTTTTCACGTTTGAATTTAAATGCGCTCCAGTTTATTATCTTTGGAAATTCTACGAAGGTTATCGTGCATATCACAAAATTAAATATGGCATCCATGACAATGAAAATCGCAAGAAGCGGGTAACCGAGGATCTTTGCCGTCAGTGTTAAAGAGTTTGCTTCTCTGGCCCTCTGCAGCGCCATCATGTGGCCGAATCCGATCCAGAGTACATAGGTAAAAATCGTGACATAGACGGCTGCCTGCACAAATCCAAACGACCAGACAATTGCTATTGCCAGTTTAATACTGCTGTAAACGCTCATTAATTCCATATTATTCTCCTTTCTATTTTGGCCTCATCAGGATCCGCGTTACGGATCGATACCCCACTTGCCTGTGCCCAGCGTTTACGACTGCGACGCGGGAGTGCAGGGTATGGGGTATTTCGGCCTATGCCGCTTCTTTTGGCTCCTCCGGAAAGGGTTCGAAACCATTGCATCTCAGGTAAGCCGATCCGGTTGCCATGTGATTATCAGCGCAGAAATCGATAGCAGTTAAAATACCTGCAATAGCGCTGACCGCATTCGGAATGTAGCAGTTCGAGTGAAAACCACGACCCTCATTATTAATTGCTCCGTGGATGCATTTTCCGCATGCCTGGTATGTTCCTTCCGGAACAGTTCCGTCACTCTTTACTACTCTGGCGCTCCAACTCATTTTTTTCTTCTCCTTTCTCCTCTGGTAAATTGCAGATCGTTCTATTCTGTTTTTGCGGATGATAGACGACGCTGCGTGTTTTGTTTCCGGATGAGCAGGTTATTAACTGGCCTGCCTGCCCGCAGCCTGGACAGACTATTGTTCCGCTCATACTGCCTCCGCTAATCGCCGATGTGTTTCGGGTTTTTCATCAGCATATTCCAGGCTCGCATCAATTCAGCCTTGTTTCTATAAGAAGCTGTTTTTACCCATCTGCCGAATCCTTTGCATTCGGTTATTTTTTTGTCTATGACGTTCAGTCTGAATACCCGGAATCCCGCATCCAGGAGCTTTGAAGTATTCGATCCGTTCATACTTGCCCCCTGCCTGCCGGCAGCAGACGGAATTTCCCGGTTTCGATCATCGGAAGTATCGCGTCGCCGATCGTTTTATCAGATCCGGGCAATTCAAAATGCGACATAAACGCTTCCTGAAAACTTTCTATTCCGAACTCGACTGCTTCCATCCTGGATTTAATTGCCCAGAAGACGGCCCGCCAGATCCCCCGATGGGCCTTCGCTTGCAGATCGTCAACAACGGATTGCTTCCTGGTTCTGCCGACCGGAGATTTGTCACTGACGTCCGGAATGGGGACCTTGAACATCACTGAATATTGAATCGTTCCCACGGAATATAAGAAGCGCACCGTGATTCTTTTTTCCCGCCACTCTTCCGAAAACTGCACCCCGTCAGCGCCATATTTGCTGAGTATCTTTCTTATTGCTTCCTGGCTCGCTGATACAGGGGTTGATGTGTTGTCATACGCCTTCATGCGGCCTCCTTTTTGGTGCCAGCATTGGTACCATAAATAGAGCAATTTCTGCCATTGGCTTACGCGCATCAATTACAATCTCGATCCGTGTTAGGTGGGTACAAAGTTTTCCGTCCAAAAAAACAACAGTGCTGCGTGGTAAACCATTAAGGCTCAATATTTTGAGCTGTGCGCATTGAATTTCGGCCCGTTTAAAATTCACCGAGGTTTTTATTGCCTTCTTCATGCTGCCTCCTGAACCTTTTCGAGGGCTGGCTCAATGCGAAGCTTGTCTTCGGTTTTCCGTTTTGCTCCGATCTTTGCCAGGACCGCATGATCCAAATCGATCAGCGCTTCCTTGTCCGGCTCTTCATAACTTCGGATATAGTTTGTGAGCTTTAATGCGTGCATCGCGTCCAGACAGGCTTTTTTTGATCGGATCTTGATGTAGGTCACGACACGATAAGCGACCAGCCCGAATGCCATTTTCCGCGATCGCGTTTTTGCGAACTCCTGTTTATGCTCCTCACAGAATGCGGCTATTGATTCTTCAAGCTCTTTCCGCTCGGCAAGGAGAGGAGCCGACTCCTGGTCCGCGCATTCCCGATGAGAATTTATTACCAGCGTCAAATCACCGGCTATTTTTTGCGTCTCAATATCGATCTCACCCATGCGGCGCAGCGCCTGGTTGACCTCTTCCCAGGTATTTATTTTGTTCTGCCAGATTAATATTTTCCCGTTCTTTTTAGCCATCCGTCCCGTCCTTTCTATCTCGTCGCCATATATCGGTCGTATTCATGCAGAACCGATCTTACCCGTTCAAAGTACTTGTCCCATTCTTTTTTTTCATAGCAGCTTCTCGGTCTGAGTAAACCGCAATACTGATCTATGTGTTTCGGGTCCGTACATTTTCCATTGAGTTTCTTTCGGCAGGACGACATCAGCTCCTCCTTCCCTTTAAGCAGCGGGATATTTTCTTTTTGTTCCATCGGTCTGCGATGTATCCCAGAAGCAGCAAACCGAATATGACCGTGAATCCTCCTAAAACCCCTCCGATAAATGCCTGCATCAGCTCTTCACCCCTTTCTGTTGAATTTGTATCGAAGCATTCCGGTTTTTGTTCTTGCCTTTCTGAAAGCACGTCCATTTTTTTCCATATCCGTTCCGCAGCGCCCAGTCCAGGAGCCATATCTGATCATGAATATTCTCCCATCGAAGCTCCGGACGACCGGCTTTTTCGCGCAACTCTTTGAATGTGGCAAAATGCCATTGAGCGATTCCATATGCTCTGCCTCCGTCTCCCCAGATGTTGTCGTGCCGTACTTCACTTTCGCATGCAAGAATGGACAGCTTTTCCTTTTCGACTTCCAGATCGAACATCACGACATTGAGCGCGATGTTCAACTTATCGATCTCGCGGTCCTTCTTGTCCATCATCGCATTGATTGCCTGGGCTGTTTGCGAGGAGCGTTCTTTGTAAAGCCCGATTTGGACACCCAGCATCAGTATTATCAGAGAAGCTACAGCAACCGACAGGAAGCGCTGCACTTCTTTCATCAGCCAATCATATTTAGTCATTGTTGTGCTCCTTTCAACAACCGATTTTTTTCAGGTCCTCCAGCATATGATCAAGACAGGCTTGCGCGGTCCTCATGAAGCGATAAATTCTGTCATCTTGTGTTCTTACTTTAGCCAGGGCGATATTTCCTCCGGCAGATTGCAGCGAGTTTCTCAAATGGTGCGAAAGATATTCTCGCGCCGGACCGCTGATTTTTTTCAATTCCTCGATGGCTTTTTCCTGTCCTGGATAATCTGCTCCCATGTCAGCATCCCCTGCAAAGTTCCGGCGTTCTGACTGATTGCACCGTACAAACGCTGATGTCCACCTTGGCGTTTCGAACCCGGCAGTATTTTCCGTAGATGGGTTCGATTGCCTTTGGCATGCTCTCAAGGCCTGCCTGGTTTTTGCTCAGCCGTGCTTTTACGCGCCTTCTCTTGTCCCGATTTTTCACGGTTCCCCCTAATTAAAGCGAATTCGAATGCCGACGCTGTAATTTGTCGCCACCTGATTAGCCTCGATGCCGAACCAGATTCCCTGCCAGATATTGCGGACGGGAACATTCGTTCCATAGACGTTCATTGTTTTCGGCAGCAAGTAGGAAATGACCGGGTGCGCAATCGAGCATGCAATAAAATAGCTGTGAATCTTCCCGGCTGTGGGATGTTCTCCGATGAACGTCCGGGCAAACCCGGTTTCTTTGAAGTATTCTCCACGTCTTGGCCTTACATTCGCCGAATACGTCTGCATCCAATCAAGAGCGATCATCGCAGATGTCGCCACCTGAAGGGTTGTGTCAAGCGCGGTCCACTTGTTTTTGTCCTGATCCTCTGCAAATGCAGGGATCACCAGCATGGTTACAAGAACTCCGACAAGCACTGCGAGGAGCGTGAAATACAATGCCTTCACAAACAAATCCTTTGCTTTATCTGAAAATCGTCTTCCGTTATTCATTGCCCGTTCCTTCCTGGCCTGGGATCGTTTCATAAACCGGCCCGATCGTTTCACGTCCCAGCCTTATCGTTTCATATGCTGAATGGCATTCAAGATTTTCTGAACCATCCAATCTTCTACCCACTCCATCTGCTGCACCCCGCAGATGCGCTTCAAAAACCCCAGCAGCGCTTTTTCCCTGGCTGTGTGATTCGGCATACGCGAGACGTTCATCCATGATGCTTCTATTTTTCTGAGTTGAGCCGGGGTCGCCATGCCGTCCCGGACTCCCAGTTCGTCGTACCGTTCTCTAAATCCGCTCATAAGCGGCTTGTCGAATGTCCGCGTCTTTTCTCCGCCGATGTACCGGATCAGGCGGGATATTTCTATCTCACTCGCATTAGATAGCCTCTTTCCGATCTGCAACGGGGCGATCGTGTCCCGAAGTTCCGCATGATCGATGCCGCGCTTGGTGGCCTCGGCGAATAACTGCGCGAGGCGCACCTGGCGGCGATCACGATGGCTGTAGTATTTGCGGGTTCGATCAGTCATGGTTGATTACATGCCTCTGCTGCGGCGTAAATATTCCGTCTTCATATCCTGATAGACACGACGATATCCCTGACATATAACTTGTCCATGAATGAATGTCTTTTTTAGAGTTGGAGAACTTGCAGCTACTTTTCTCGCTTGGCTTCTTAGCCTTTTCACTACTATTCCACGCATACTTCCTCCTATATCAACAGTGTTTTTGCCGTTTCCGTTATGATCTGCGGCGTTATTTGTGTTCTATTTATTTGAGCTACGCGCTGCGTCCGGTAAAGCAGCTTCGAGAGGATGCGCGTATTTCCACCGCTCGCATCGAAATAGGTCTTCCATATTCCGTTTGAATCAGGGATGGCAGCGAGCACAATTTCCTGCGCATCCTGCGGTCTCAGCACGTCGAGGCATACAGCATGCCCAACCCGCGAATAAAGCTGTGCGAACTCCCCCCGGCTTCCCCGAAGATTTCTGATCAGTCTCTGCACCCCGACCAGCAGGATGCCGACCGCCGCCTTGTCATAGATTCTTCTGAGTAGCTCCAAAGCCTTATAGGGAAGATGCTCGGCTTCATCAACGATTATCATTCGATTGCTTCCCGCCAGTTTTTGAACGACGTCCTCGAACATGTGATGAACGTTTCCCGATCCGTCCATGCCAAGCTTGACATGCAATCCGGAAAAGAACGCTTTCGCCGTGTGACCGAGATCCACTTCCATTAAAATGACGTTTTTATTTTCCTCTGCGTATCGCTTTATCGCGACTGTTTTTCCGAGCCCAGGATCCCCATAAACGACTCCAATCTCTCCATCCAGATGACATGCGCGTGCAATCTCGCCGATCTTTCTGGCTATTGACGTCATGACAAATGGGATTTCTTTCTTGGGAGCTATGCTGCGTTCCTCCTGCAGTTGGAAATACGCCTGGACCGCTTTCTCTACGGCGGCATTGTCTCCGATATAGTTGTTCTCCAACCACTGACTGAGTGTTGCTGCTGAGTAATTTATTGCCCGTGTCATTGCCCTGATGCTTAAGTTTTTTTCCCGCATGTGTTTTTTCAGCTTTTCTCGTAATGTACTCATGCTTCCCTCCATAGTTAATCGACGTTAGCCTTATTAATTGCGTCCTCACGATCGCATTCATAAAGAAAGATTTTCGATTGTTCTGTTTCTACAGGTATAAATGCTGATAGATTGACCTCCCCGCGCATGGATTCGATTGATGGCTTTACTTCAGCAACCGCGTTCATCATCAATACGCCTGGCCGTGGTCCCTCCAATTGATTCGGCATCACTGCATTCACGGCGATCGGCATCGGCGCTTCTTCTATTTTTCTGGCCTGATGAATGGTTCCCTTTCGTAACCGGCCACGCATCTCGATCACGTTTTTAAATTTTTCTTTTTGCTCTTCGGTTCCGAGATAATTAACGAGCGGATTCATTGCTTCGTTCTTGCTTGCCGTGCAGATAAATGTTCCGTTGCTTGAAAATACCTTTATTTTTGACTTATCAAAAATACTGTACCGAATGATGACCTCATCGTATTGCTTGCCGTAGATGGCTTCGTGCCAGTAATATTCACCCCACATCCGGATCCCGTTTTGATAAATTTTGCTCACTTTGGTATCCATCATCAAATCATCCAATTCTCCGAGATCTATTCCGCTGCCGCGCCCCTCATCGAATACCTGGCGCACCGTTTTTCCCGGCACGTGCGGACATTCCGTCCTGTTGCTCCAGAGATCGAGCCACTGATCTATCAGCTCGACAGTTTCCCATATCGTTGGTGTATACTCACCGCGTAGTGCTTTATGGAACTTTTCATTTCTGAGCATATAGGCTGGTTTGTCGCTGATGGATGCGCCAACATAGGAGGGCAGCAACCGCTCGAAGCTTTCAGAGAAAATACCCCACCAGCGTTCTATGACCTTTGCCCGTGCGTTATAGGGCAGCGAAAACACTGGTACGATATTGAACCGTGCAAATAATCCGAAGAATCCTGATTCCTCAAATGATGGTGCACTGGTGAAATACTTTGCACGGAACGCTTTTCCGTTGTCCTGATAGCAGAACTTAGGCCGCTTTCCGAGTTTTATAATGCTGTGCCGTAAAGCAGAAGCGATGCACTGCGTATTTTCTTCAATCATGATTTCATAACCGGCCAGGTTGTAGCTTTTCCAGTCCAGATACCCCAGCATCGTCGCCCTGGCAGGACGTCCGGTGAATGGATTGATAATCTGGAAATTCATGCGATGTCCGTCTGCTACCAGGCAGTCACCCACTTCAAGCATTCCCGGATCCCGCTTTATATAGAGCAGCACTTTGTCCATGAGTGCCTTGTTGCCCTCTCTGCGGAATGTCCATACATCATTGTGGGTTTTCTGGTACCAATCTGCGTATCGATAAAAAACAGCGTCGGAAGCATCGCATCCAGTTCCTGATAGATTTAAAGATTCTCTCGTGTAAAATATGCACTGCGCTATTTTTAATCTGCGTGGATCGAGCAGGAACCGTTCAAATATCCTGCGAATGTTGAGATCGAGTGAAGTCTGAAGAACCATGCCCGACCATTTGTATCGGGGAACTATATTTCTCCAATCTGCGGATCCGCCGAGCTGCTGCTTCCATCGATTCAGGCTTTTTACCGATACGGATCCTAAAATGTTATAGAGATGAGGTGCTCCTTGGCCGGTTTGGTACCATTTTTCAAACTCCTGATCTCCCTCAAGAAGACTGTGAAACCGAGTTCTGAAATTTTCCCATACATTGATCAGGTCCATCCGTGCAAGGGCAATGCGTTTTGCATCTTCCGGAATAGCTGTAAGTGGAACATCGTTTATTTTTTTTACTTCAGTAGTTGGAGAGGTTTTAATCGTACTTGGTAAAAAATCTCCCCGCTCTTCGGCTGCGGAAGAAACGGGGAGTATCAAGGGAGCAATGTTTGATGATGTCTTTTTTGCATTTAATAGATTTTGTATGTCTTCTGGCAAGCTGGAAACCGCATAGAGTTTCGTTTCATTGTGGTTGACAAGTACAGTTCCACAAGAGGTCCAGGATTCACGCAATGCTCGACGCTCTACTGTTCTTTTTGCAATATTTGCCTTCTCTGCAATTTGCCTGAGCGTCACAGTTTGTTCTGGTCTAATTAAATTCATCTCTCCTCCCGGAGGTAATAATGGACGAAGAAACCCTGAAGAGTATTACAGCCGCTGCTCATTCAACTTCCGCAATTGGCAATCTGTTGACCGACATAGTTTGTCTTTTGGCTCAACATCCTGGAGTAGACAGAAATTTATTGATCGAACAGATGAAGGTTTTATATGCACCGGTGAATGCGGACACAGCTTTTCAAGCTGTTTATAATAACTATCGGGAGCGGATACTCCGAGGTCTTGGAAGATTGTCAAAAGAACAAGGGCCTGACCGGGACTCGGAATAAACCCTTCTGGAACCCACACTTTTTTCATGCGCTTACCCCTTTTTCAAGCTGCCGTTTTAGGTTTACTATTGTTCGTTTTTCCTTCTTCAAACTGCTGATTGACTCATCAATTCTATGCGCTTCGGATCCAAGTGCCTGAGGGCTCGGCAGTGGGAATATGCCTGTCGGTTTGAGTAGCACCGTGAGCGCACGTCTTTGCCCTCCGGTAGCAATAATAAAAGCGACCATCTCGTCGAGATCGGGCATATGACCATCATGAGACGGAGCAGTCCAGTTATTTATCATGTGCCAGGTGACTTCCTTGTTAAGGATGTTGCTCATTCTGGCGGTAATTTCCCAGCGGGTCAGCTCCTTTCCGGTTTCGTCAACAGCGTATTTAATATCCTCTGTCATTGCGGTTTTGAACTCTGAGCTATTTGCCAGGCCAATGGACGTGCGCGTGGCCGCTTTAGCGATTGAATCCTGGATTAAATCAAAGAGTTTCATTTGGTTCGTCTCTGAAGACGTTTTTTTGTTTTTTTTCGTCATAGACAAGTCATAAAAAAAAGGCTACAATCGGCAGTAAGTAGCCAGATTAGGCCGCCTTTCTTTCTTCGTTTTCTTGCGGCCACAGTGTTTCTATGGATTCGCCGATTATTTTAGCGATTGTTCTTTTTATTGCTAAGGATTCAGATCTTGACCAAACTACATTCCATACTGCTTGATTAGTGACCCCATGTATTCTTGCTATTGCAGCTTGAGATGATCTCTTTTTCTTGAGCTTGTAATTGATTTCTATGGCTTTCTGAGTGGTGGAAGTCATTTTTTTTAGCCCTTTGAAGTTTATTAATTAAGTTGATAATTAAATCTACATCAATTTGTGGACTGTGTCAAGCAAAAAGTGGACTATGGAAGAAAATATTAATCGTATTGTGGATAGAGTAAAAGAGTTGAAACACTTGAAAAGTGACGATGATGTTGCAAAAGTCCTCGAAATGAAGAAGACTGCTTTGTCAAACCACAAAACAAGAAAAACAATTCCCTTCAAAAATCTGTCCACATTTTGTGATAAAACTGGATTTTCACTCGATTATATACTTACGGGAGAGGGGCCAAAATTTAGAATAAAAAAAGGATCCGCTAATAATCCTGCCACGGAAGGCAAACTTTTTATTAATGTATCTTCAGAACCTGATTCTGAAACTATTGAGATAATCGATTTAATTAATAATTACTTGCCTGAATTAAAAGAATATTTATTGAAGTTTTTGCGAGGGACTAAAGAAAGGAAGGAGGGAGCCGCTGGTCTTGGCATTTCTGATAAGAATTCTTTTATTAATGACTTAACTAAAGCTCTTGATACGACTAATGAGTTTTTAAAGTCAGAAGATAAAGGTGATTCTGATAAAGGTTCTCGCCAGCTATAGACGGTATATTATTATTTGAATTTTTTTTTTGTAAGTGTAACTTATCTATCTTGACAATTTCTAATTCATCGGATACTATA